AATTTGTTTGTTATAATCGCTGGCATATTTTCCTCTTAAACTTAATTATATTTATACATCTTTTTAATAACTAACTCTAATTTCCGTAGGGAAAGTTATATATGTTTTTAAATTTGGTGTAGTAATATCTCTAAACTGTACTACTTCACCATTATAACTTGTATTATTTAAACCAATCAATCTAAAGTTAGCCCAATCACCCATTGTCATAGGAGATATATATGTGGCATTTGTAGAGTCATTTCCTACATTAGAAGTTTGAGGAGTTGCCCCACCACTTAAAAAATACCAGTAATTATTAATAGTTTTCATACGTGGCCCACAATAAGCATAACCATATTTTAATGATTCGCCTCTTACATCTATTCGTGCAATACTTGGGAAAGATATTTTCATCTTTCTTGTTAAAGTTAAATCTCTTGTATTAGGTGTAAAGTGTTCACTTGTACTATCTGTGAAATCTGGATCAACACCCAACTCTGGATTTACTCTTAAAGTTGTACCGTCATCAATTGTTCCTAATCTTCTACCAAAAATAGTTGAGAATAGTGTATTGACTATTAAAGCAACTTGTTCATAATCTATTCCACTATTGATACCTATTGTTCTTTGTATTTCGGCAGAGATAGAAGTTTCTAAGTTAACTTGACCTGTAAAATAGAAACCAGATGTGTGCATTGTCTTTTTAAAACTATCTCGCCAGTCATTAATTGTACGACCAACTTTGATAACATAAGAGAAGTCCTGATAGTATAAACTATCTTGTATTCTCATTGATGTTTCAGAAACGTGACCATCTTGGTTTATATAAGTACCTGCAGTATCAACAACTGCTCCAACTGTTATAGTTGCTGTACTTAAATCATTTTTTTCAACTGTACCACTTGAACCACCATCTGCAGTTATTGTTGTATTTTCAGCAAACTGTCCTGTTGGACTTGAAACTTTTAAAACACCAGTTGCTGAATTATATGAAACAACTGTTGCTGTAACTGCTGTTGAGCTTACATCAATACCCGTTACTGTTTCACCTGTTATAAAAGAACCTGAAACATTTGAAAGTATGATATAACTAGGTACAGTTAAAGATGGAGGCGAAGGTGAAGCTTCATAACCAGAACCAGGTTCTATAATTTTTAATGCTAAAATTCTACCTATCTCTGTACCATATGCATAAACTTCAGCACCTGAACCATTTGTATCATCTACAACAACTGATGGTAATGATTGATAATTATTTCCACTTGATATAATACGTATATCTGTTATATCACCTGAACCTGTTCCACTTTCTTGTACAATTTTATTTCCTGTATATATGTCACCTCTAGTCGTTTCGTCTTCTAATATAATATGATCTTCTGTTGTTGATGTAGAAGTTTCTTGGGTTAGACCACCATTGACTACTGATACTTTTGCTCTTGCTGATCCACCACCTGTTCCTGTATTTGTAAAAACCAAATCGTCACCAATTTCATAACCTGAACCACCTGATCCAATTATAAATTCAGTAATACCGCCTCTACCTACAGCGTCAACTTGAACAATCGCATTTTGCCCACCACCAGTAACTAAAACTGTGTCAGCTTCACTATATAAACTTCCATCATTTGTAATAGATATTATAGAAGGAATACCAGTTACTGTTGCTTTAATGTAAATATCATCATCATCTGTTGAGGTACCTCGTATGACTTCACTTATTTGAAAAGTACCAGATATTGAATCTTCATTTAAAATAAAAGAAGTTACTTCCTCAGCACCTATTTGAAATTTAAATACATTTTCTACAATCGCAGTTGCGCCTGATGTTTCACCTTCAATTGTTCGACCTATTAAATCACCTGTATTACCTACAGTTGCAATTGCTCTTAAAACTTTATTTGTATCCCATTTACCATCTGACGCTCTTAATATATTTTCTCTTGGATAAATTGTTTCTGATTGTAATCCAAATAATAATCTAAAAAATAATTCGTGTCCTCTATTTGTACCTTTTGCTCTATAAACAGATTTAATATTTTTAATTAGTTTTCTTTTATCAACACCTGTACTTAAATTTTCAGGTAATGTATTTAAAAATTCATTTCTAAACTTTGTTAAAAAATTAGATACAACTTTGTCAGGATCTCTAAAGTTTAATAAGTCTTGTATATTATTTACAGGATTTGGTTTGTAACTATTAATAATCGCTGTTGCGTTTGAACTAGAACCTACAACTTCTTCACCATCTATAAATTTATCTTGTGCTGATATGTAAAGTCTATTATTATCTAAATCTTCAGCAAGTACAGTTGCAGTTGCGTTTGAAGTAGAACCTGTAATAGTTTCACCTCTTGTAAACTTACCAAAGGCAGAACTTTCTAAAAGTATTTTATCACCAGCATCTAATTGTGTTCTATCTGAATCAATACGTGAACCATCTAAAATTAATTCATTTGCTTGAGCAGTTTCTGTTTCTAATTGAATACCATCGGTAGTTTGTACAGAAGTTACACCTAACTCCGCTGATTCCATAAACGTGTAATACGTTTTAACAAATTCTAAAAATTTAGGGTGTTGTTCTAATACGAACTCTGGAACCTGTTGATTTATCAGGTTTGATATTTTATCTGTGAACTTTGCCATTAGTAGTTAGATGTTACTGTGTAACCTACACCAGCATCAGCTGAACCTCCAACAAAGGTATCTGCCTCTACTGTGATTATTGAATTTGCTGTATCTATATCTAAAATTTGATCTCTAACAGGTACAATGTCGTATGACGCTGGTTCTACAGTAACTTCAATAACAGTAGATGAAGCGCCTCTTATATTTTCTACTGACGCAACTGTTAAAGAGTTAATTGTAATTTGACCTGTAGTATAATTAACTGTTCCTTGAGTATTATTTACATATGTTCTAACTGAACCTACAAAATAATATCTTCTAATATTTCCTGACCCATCATCATCTAAGTAATAAATGTTTGTGTCATTTGGTACTTTAAATCCAGAGGTAGTAATTACACCACCTGTTCCTGATTTGTGACCTGTATGTGGATTAAAAATACCATTTCTAAAATATATGTCATATCTTGTTGATGAACTTAAAGTAGGAGTAAATGTTTTTCTAATTTTTAAACTTGTTACGTTTGATAAAATACTTGTATCAACATCATCTATTAAACCAGTAAGTTTTGAATGTCTAAACACTCCATCAAATTTTTGTAAAGTATTTGTGTTGTAATTTGAAATTGCTGTTGTAACTTCTGACTTTAAAGTTTCAGCTGTTTTAGTTGTTGCCTTTTCATCAAACTTAACATTTGAAGTTAATATAATTGAAGTAGTTTCTGGATCAACAATTTCAGGTCTCACAGAAGCAACATTGTATTGTTGTAATTGAGTTTTGATACTTTCTTTTGTTGTATCTGTTAATGTAGTACCTGATGCTGCTTTAATTGCAATCTTTACTACACCATAAACTGGAGTTTCATCATCTTCGCCACCCCACGCTGAAACTGATTGAGCGTTTGGATAAATTTCTTGTACAAGTGTTTCGTAATCACTTGTTGTAACTGCTCTGTCTTGTCTTGCATATTGTAATGGAGCGTTATATCTTATTGACTCTTTTGATTGAGCCTCTGCGCCACCTTGAGCACTAGATACAGTTGATATAGTAACATTTGTAAATCCACCAACATTACCTGACAATGTAAAAGTAGATGCACCATTTGCTTCCGCTTTGTTTGTAACTATGTATTCTAAAATAACAATGTTACCATCTGTTAAAGATTGACCAACAACACCGTCTCCAAAATAAACTTCAAACTTACCATCTTCACCTTCTTGTAAAAAATAAACTTTAGATGTATTATCTAAAGAAGTAAAACCAGATGCCTTTGTCCAAGTCGCCACTGTTGTATCAGAAACTGAATTTTGTATTTGTACTCTTAAAGTTGATGTATCAGCATTTACACTTGGAATAATAAATCTTTGATCTGGATCCGAAGTATCTGCTGTATATTTAAATGTAACTAATGTACCTTCGTAAATAGGAATGCTTGAAAATTGATAAACACCTGAACTTGGTGTAATTGTGTGAGAAGCATTTGTTACAAATTGATAAGTTGTTCCATCTACTGTTGTAGTAAAGGTTGTTCCTTTTGCCATAGTGATTGATGAACCACTTGCGTTGTTAACTAAAATGTTAATTGAAGCTGTAGGTGCTTTAGGTGATGTTGGTGTGTAACCTAACATCTTTGCTAATGATACAATGTTTTTTCTGATGTCAGCACTATCAAGGTACATTTCATTTGCCAACATATTAGCATTGAAACCTAAGTAATGTGTATTGTAAGCAAGTAAGTCTAATAAGATAGAAAAACCAGAACCTTCAAAATCATAATCTTGGAACTCTGATTGATTTTGTAAAAATGTTTTTAAATTACTTTTTATATTATCAAAATCTAATTCAGATACTGAGAGTTTATTTGATGCCATTGTTATCTAATCCTTTGTAATAATGTCGTTACAGAAACTGGTTCTGCTATATTCATCACATAAAAATAAACTGTAACCTCAAGTGCGTTTCTATCTGGTTGTTCATTAACTGTGACCTGTGATAATCTAGCTCTTGGTTCATAATTTGTTATAACTTCTTCCACTTTTCTTCTAATAAAGATACCAGTTAATGGTGTAAAGTTTTCAAAAAGTAATTCTCTAAT